GTGTTATTATAAATTAATAGGCTTATGTTATTTATAACATGTGAGTTTTACGAACTGAGATTGCAAATTAATACGTTTGTGTTATTATAAATTAAGAGGCTTATGTTATTTATAACATGTGAGTTTTACGAACTGAGCTTTAGCGAAATAATACGTTTGTGTTATTATAAATTAAGAGGCTTATGTTATTTATAACATGTGAGTTTTACGAACTGAGCTTTAGCGAAATAATAATTATTAAGCGTCAGCAAAATAATTATTATTAAGGTTAACAATACCGTTAACAGGGTCAATAATAAAACAATCTTCATAATGAATATATTTAATATTTTTTTTATCTCTATCTACCCATTGCAGTGGTAAATGTTTTTTAATATATCCTTTAGTAATTAGAGACTTGATTATATATTTATCATATTTATCATTTATACGATATTCATATGGTAATCCTTTTGTTATAGTAGCAATATCTTTTAATACGCCCCGTTCCTGGTCCTTTAATCCAGCCTTCTCTATCCCCCCTTCTATTTCAATCAATTCATCATTCAATTCATAATGCGTTATTAATAATTTATCATTTTGCATCATATAACCATTTGTTTTTTTATTTGGTATAAATACTTCAATGGCAAACATTTCACCTTCAACAAGTTCATCATCTGGATTTATAAATGATTTACATTGTTCAGGTAAATGAGTTAAAGGCTTATTAAGAATTAACTTTTTACCATGTACCTTACCATGTTCTATTGTATGACCTCCTAAAAAATCTAATGCATGATAACCATTGGCAATTATATTATTATAAATTTCATTTGATATCTTTTGTATATTAATTTTTTTATTATTGGCATATTCATTTCTAATAAATATTTCCACATTTTTAACAATATCACGGCATACCTCTATTGCCTTTATATCCTCCTCCTTATGGGCTATGGAGGCGTTGGAGCTGGGTGTGTTCTTAGAGGCAGGGGTTAGAGTTGTGGGGGCTATTTGGGGGGTGTATATAAAGGTTCTTGCACTATCAATTATATTTCCATCTTCTTCCAACCCAATATCTACTTTTATTAGATCGCCATCATTAAACTTAATCTTATTATCCTTGTGATATGAATCATGAGCAATAATTTCATTAATAGAAATTCCAATTGGAAATGCTTTATTTATAGAATGTTCTATTAAATAGTTATTTACAAAATTATACAATTCTTTATTTGTATTCATACTATTAATATTATTTTTAACTAAATCCATAATTTTCTTATGATGTGTGCCTAACTTTGTTAATATATCCAAATTAAATTTTTTACTATTACTTATATCCATGATTGTTATATTTATAATTATTATTATATTTTTAACTTTTATAATATATAAAAATAAAGTCAATGATAATACAATATATAGTAAAAAAATTGAATATTATATATATATAAACGACAATATTATTAACTGTTTCTGTTCTCTTTTATCTCATGCCTGTTTTATATTCTAAACGGGTTTCACCTTCACCTCCAGATCCATCTTTTAAAGAGTCATATTTTGTTGGGGGGACAACGGAGGAGAAGATATGGTCCATTGTCAAAACTCATTGGGATGAAAAGACACGCGAAATTATCGCAAGTACGACAAAAAAGTTGCAAGGTGATGGTGTTTCACCTGCCATTGCTCCAGCAATTGCAGAGAAGTTTGTCTCAAAATTGAAGAAAATAAATGGACAAAGACCTGTATGTTTGGGAAACTATGGAAAAGTCTGGGAAGGTATCAAACGTTTGCTTTCGGGAAAAGAGTTGGAAGAATGGATAGGTGTGGGTTGTGAGTTGAGTTGCCGTGAACGATGTGTTGGTGTTCTATTGGGGGGTATTAAGGAGTATATGTTGTTTGCATGGTATTATATGCAGGTACACATTGAGCCGATAAAGATGCATATTGGTGGAAAAGTTGTACAGTACACGTTGCCTCCGTATGAAGATCGAGAGAAAGAATATGATGCACTTTCATGTGAAACTATATTCAAGGTTTCTTCCCCTAATTTTATAGGGGGTTTGTGGTGTTATCATATCCCAATTCTTCCACGCAGACTAAGGGATGAGTTCAAGTCGTTGATCCTGGGAAGTTGTCAGCAATTCACGAATAGTATTGATGACAAACTTCACACATATTTTATGCCTTATTCCTTAGACTACCCTTGCATTAAGCGTCTAAGGATTGATGCACAGAAATACATTAAAAAAGCGTACAACGTCCTTGTGCACAAGTTGTTGGACAGATCGGGGCTACCAAAGTTAAACGCACGTCAAACACGGTTGCAAATATTGACAAATGTATCTAACCCGTCAGAAGACATCCCCGTAAGCCTTATAGACGACATGCTTGAAAAAATGGTCTCTTTTTTGTCTGAGACATATATTATTTTGTAAGTTAAGTATATATGAATAATACTAATAAAAAATATAGTGTAAAGAAAATTGATATAAACAAAATTAATGTAAACAAGGTTGATATTTTTATAAGCAAGACAGGTAAAAAACATAAAACAAAATATGGATTACCTTTTCAATGCGTTGAATTGATTAGACGATTTTTTTCAATAATTAAGAATGTTTCATTTCCATCTGTCGTAGATGCAGTAGAATTTTTTAATGTAATAGAAACATTAGAAAATAGTGAAGATATTTACAAATTAAAAACATATTCTTATCCATATACAAAACCATGTTCCTATTACTTAAAACCAGGCTCCATTATTTTTTGGAAATACAAAAAAACGTATTTTCCATATGGACACGTTGCACTTATAGTAGACAGTAATGATAAAGAGACCACAATTATACAACAAAATTTAAATCCACCTATTAAGAAATATGATACTAAAACATTATTTGATAAAATGAATGGAAGCAATAGTAAATTTGCAGGTATAAAAACTATTCCAAAAATACTTTCTAAAGGTATAAGTAGGATTGATTATAATTTGGTTTACGTATAAATAGGATTGGTTATAATGAGGTTTACGTATAAATAGGATTGGTTATAATGAGGTTTACGTATAAATAGGATTGATTATAATGAGGTTTACGTATAAGTAGGATTGATTATGAGGTAGTTTACGTATAAGTATGATTGATTATAATGAGGTTTACGTATAAGTATGATTGATTATAATGAGGTTTACGTATAAGTATGATTGATTATGAGGTAGTTTATATATAAATAGGATTGATTATGAGGTAGTTTATATATAAATAGGATTGGTTATAATGAGGTTTATATTAGTTATGTTGCTTATAAATCATATACCTTAAAAACAGTTATAAAAAGCAATACAACTACAATAATACATAAACCGTATAATCCTCTTGATGCTACGTACATGATAGAATATCCTGGTTCAACTTGTACATCTAATTTAAGTTTATTTATTGTATACTTTTGTACTTTTACGCCAATATCATTTCCCCAATGTTTTTGATTTTCAGTTTCTGGAAATAGTTGATAACATAATGGTTCATTATATATATATTTTGTAAATTTTGTTGCTATATACAGGTCCCAATCCTTAATACTTCTCTTATCATCTTGTAACACTTTACTAATACAATTACGAGAATATATCATAGCATGTGTACCTCCACCAAGTAAACAGATGCTTGTAGTATTATTATATGCACTTTGTAAAAATGGTAAGAGTCCTAATGAATATACATCATAATTCTTATTATTTATAAAATTCATAATATTTTGACGCACCTTTATATTTTTTATCCTTTCATTAAACATAAAATCATCTTCAAGAATTAATATATGATTATAATTTTTTTGATATGCATCCTTAAAAATATGCCAAAATGCATCTATAAGGTCTAATGGTGGTGTATTTATATAATCATCTTTCTTACACTTTTTATAACCTTTATTGTGTAGTATGAACACATTTCTAGTGGGCCTAAATTTGTTTAATTGTTCTCTCACGCTTCCTATGCGCCCATTGTTTTCCAGATGTATTACATACGTTGCATCTATATTTAATAAAGCATTTTTGAATTCTATCTTTTCAAATCGGTAGCATGACCTATTATCTATACCCTCCACACTCTTCATATACTCTACACTTTCCATGTTTTTGAATTTATAACTATAACTTATACCTATAAATTATAAATTACATTATATCTTAAAAACAGTTATAAAAAACCATACAATTAAAATAACACATAAACCGTATACTGCTCTTGATACTGTGTACATTCTGCTATATCCTGGTTCAACTTGAGTATCTAACTTTAATAGTTTTATTAAATATATTACTCTTTCCATATTAATCCATGAATCTTGATTTTCTGTTTTTGGAAATAATTGATAACATAATGGTTCATTATAAATATATTTTCTAAATGTCCATCCAGTATAATAATCCCAATCTTCAATACTTCTCTTATCTTTTTGTAATGTTTTTTTAATACAATTACGTGAATAAATTAAAGCATGTGAACCGATTCCAACTAAACATATACTTGTATTATTATCATAAGATTTTTGTATAAATGGTAAAATTCCCAATCCATATATATCATAATTCTTATTATTTATAAAATTCATAATATTTTTTCGCACTTTTATATCTTTTATCCTTTCATTAAATATAAAATCATCTTCTAAAATCAGCACATGTTTATAATTTTTTTGATATGCATCTTTAAAGATGTATAAATATGCATCTACAAGATCTAATGGTGGTTTATTAATATAATCATCCTTCTTACACTTTTTATAACCTTTATTGTGTAGTATGAACACATTTCTAGTGGGCCTAAATTTGTTTAATTGTTCTCTCACGCTTCCTATGCGTCCATTATTCTCCAGATGTATTACATACGTTGCATCTATATCTAATAAAATATCGTTACCGTTATTATCATTAAATTCTATTTTTTCAAGTAGGTAGCATGTCCTATTGGTTTCCTCATTGTTACCACTTTCAATATACTTCTTACTATTTATATACCCTACACTTTCAATATACTTCTTACTATTTATATACCCTACACTTTCCATACTCTTAAATTTATAACTATAAACTATACTTACAAATTATTTTAATTGGATTATATATTAGATATTGAAAATAGTAATAAAAAGCCATATACACAAAATAACACATAAACCGTATACTGCTCTTGATGATGTGTACGCGATGGAATACCCTGGTTCAACTTGTACATCTAATTTTAACAATTTTATTATATATTTACGAAATTTTATTAAAAAATTATCCCTCCAATATTTATAATTTTCAGTTTCTGGAAATAATTGATAACATAATGGTTCATTATACATATATTTTTTAAATGTTGTTCCTAAATAAAAATCCCAATCTTCAATACTTCTCTTATCTTTTTGCAATGTTTCATTAATACACTTACGTGAATAGATCATAGCATGTGTACCTACACAATCAAAAATAGATATATTTGTATTGTTATCATATACATATTGACCAAATGGTAATAATCCCAGTGCATATATATCATAATTCTTATTATGTATAAAATCCATAATATTTTGTCGCACTTTTTTATTTTTAATTTTTTCATTAAAAATAAAGTCGTCTTCAAGAATCAATACATGTTTATAATCTTTCTCTTGTGCATCTTTAAAAATATATAAAAATGCATCTATAAGATCTAATGCAGGTTTATTTATATATTTATCCTTCTCGCACTTCTTATAACCTTTATTGTG